TGTATTGCCTGCGGTGATGAGGTCATCGACTATGCTGTTGTGGAGGATTATATCCTGACCCTTGAAAGCACTCTGGGCGTGACCGTTGCGGGTGCAGGCTGGGACAGAATGAATGCGTTGTCCTCGATGCAAAAAGTGGAAAGTGCGGATAATCCTATCGAATGTACCATAGTAAAACAGCATTCAAGTGTTCTGCACCCTGCTACAAAGCTATTGAAAGAGAGCATACTGGGCGGAAGCTTCCGCTATGAAAGAAATGCTCTGCTGGAAAACAGCTTTGAAAATGCCCGCTGCACATATGATACCAACATGAATATGTACGTCAACAAGAAGCGCAGTGCGGGCAAGGTGGATATGGTGGTGGCGCTGATAAACGCCGTGTATATGCTTATGGAAAACGAACTGCTGGCAGATGATTTTGTCTTCCAGTGCATTGATATATGATAAGGAGGGATTTTGACAATGGCGTTTAAGATTTTCGGCAGAAAGAAAAGTCCTGAGACTGCGGAGAATTATTCTTTCCCTATAGAAGAGAGAGCCGAGACCAAGGTATCGGAGGGCGGTTCGGGAGCGGAACTGCTGGCGGCGGCGCTCAGCGGCTGTCGTGTGACTGCTGACACAGCTATGCAGGTCCCTGCCGTTGCAAGATGCGTGAACATGATAGCGGGAGCGGTGGCTATGCTGCCCATAAGAATGTACCGCAAGGGTGAGGACGGCAAGCCCCAGGAGATAACCGACGACCCACGTATCACGCTCCTTAACGGCGACACAGGCGACACTCTGACAGCCGATGCAATGCGCTACGCATGGGTAAAGGACTATCTGCTGAACGGCGGAGGATACGCTTACATCGAGCGGAAAATGGGAATGCCCACGGGGATTTATTACATAGCTTACAGCGATGTGGGCGTAATAAAGAACACAGCAGACCCCATTTACAAGAAATACAACTACAGCATAAGGGGCAAGAGCTTTTACCCTTATCAGCTGCTGAAAATACTTCGCAACACCGACGGCTACGGCAAGGGCAGGGGCATTATTGATGACAGTCCCCTTGTAATTGATACGGCGTACAGCATGATAAAATTCCAGCGCTCCCAGATGATGAAGGGCGGCAGCAAAAGAGGCTTTCTGAAAACCGAAAGCAGAGTTGACCAGAAAGTCATTGACGAAATAAAGAGCAAATGGAGAAATCTGTATTCCACAGAGGATTCCGAAAGTGTGATGTTCTTAAATGCCGGAATTGACTTCAAGGAGATATCCGCAACGTCCGTGGAAATGCAGATAAACCAGAACATACAGACCATAAACAGCGAGATACTGAGGCTTTTCGGCACGTCTGACGGCATACTCAGTGCGGACACGGTAAAGAACGCCGTAATGCCTGTGCTGGACGTTATGGAAGCGGCGTTTGACAATGACCTGCTTCTTGAAAGCGAAAAGGGCAATGTATATTTTGCCTTTGACACCAGAGAGCTTACCAGGGGCGATATCCAGAGCAGATATGCGGCTTATTCCGTTGCGCTGCAAAACAACTTCATGCAGCTTGACGAGGTGAGGGCGCTGGAGGATCTCCCGCCTCTGGGTGTGAATTTTATCAAGCTGGGGCTTAATGATGTCCTGCTCGACCCCAACACCAACAAGATATACACGCCCAACACCAACGCTATGGTTGATCTTGGTTCGGGTGAGGGAGCGGTCAAGGCGGAGCCTGTTGACAATTCTGAAAAAGATGATATAATTGATGTTAGAGGCAAATATATTCAGCTGCCCAACGGCAAAATGAACGGAAGTCTTCCAAGTGCGAAAACAGAGCTCAAAGCCAAAATTGAAAGCGGAGAACTTCCGACGAAGCTTGATAAGGATAAGCAGAGCAGACACGTTATTGGAAATCCGGCATATGAAAAGCGAATAGTTAACGGTGAATTTCCAAGCTACATAACTGTAAACAAAATGAAAGTGCAGGAAATAATCAACTCCAAATCACTGACGGGCAAGGTTCAGAAACTTAAAGACGGTCAGTATCAGGAGCTGATAACTGCCGATGAATATTTCGGTGTTTTCTGTTCTCTTATAACTCACGAAAAAATCAAAACAAACAGAGGAGTTATCCATTATTCAAAAAATGGAACACATCTCGTCCCCACAAGTCCGGAGGAGTAATTTATGGATAGTGAAGCAATGTTCAACAGCAACGGTCATAAAGTAAGGCTCGTTGAAAAAGACGGCAGGGAAAGGACTGCAAACGTTATCCTTTTTCAGTCGGAATGGGACAGCGGCTGCGATGAAGCCTGCATTTGGCTTGATGATAACATTGAACCCGGTATTGTGCAGCAGAGTGACATTTCTTCGATTGAGGTGTTGGATTAAGGGAATGCCCGATTCAGAAGAAAAACTCATAAGATTCCTGCACACGGAAGGGAGAACTTGGTTGATGGTAAAAAATAATCCTCTTTCAGAAAAAGAAGCTGCTGTTTTTGAGCTTCTCAATGGCTTGATTGAAAATGCAGATGACAAAAAGCTTGCATTCACTGTTATGCTGTGCTGCATCAACAATGATGAGTTATGTGACAAGGTTCTCAGTATTCCCGACGGACGCAGACATATTACAGTATCGGATATAAATTCATGTTTGAGTGAATTTACTGAGCCTTTGGAAATCGTTGATGATGAGGAAGAGTGACCGACATAAAAATTTGTCACACCCTTACGGGTGTGTGAGTTGAAATGGTATCATATCAAAGCGGTTTTATTATACCCACACAAGCGTTTTGCAGTTGACTGCAAGGCGCATTTTTTATGACTTGTTGGAGGTGAGAGTGTGAGCATTGAAGAGATGTCCGAGCGTGTTATTCGTGATATGTCTCAATACAGCAGGGAGGTTGTTGAAAAGGCACAGCAGACCGCCAAAGCTGTAAGAAACGAAATGAAACCGAAGCTTGAAGAGACTTCTCCCGTTCGGCATTATTCAACAAATACTCAGGTTGTTAAGCGTATTATCGTTCACAGAAGTCCGAGTGTGCCAAAGGCTGTAAAACAAGTCAAGGAGCCTAAATATCAGCCGGGATATTTTAAACAAGGATGGGCTTACGGCAATATCAGGCTCAGAAACGGGCGTGAGATATATGGCGTGCGCAACAGAAACATGCCTACTGTCACACATCTTATAAACTTTGACCATGCTTTGTTTGTTCACAGGCAGCTTGCAGGAAAAGTTGAGGGTTCAGGCTTTGTAGATGAGGTTCAGAACTGGGGCGTAAGAGAGCTTGAAAGAAGGCTTTCGGAATTTCTTGAAAGAGGGTGATTGATTGGCTTCCAATAAATACGGCTATATGGCGAAAATCGGCATTGATACCACGGGAGTGCAGAATGGACTTACCGAAGCCGATTCTGCTATGCGAGCATTTTCAAGGGAAATGCGTGAGGTCAATAATGTCATTGCACAGGGCGGCAATTCTGCGGAAATGGCGGCTCAGAGAAATCAGCTTTATGCCGAGCAGATAACACAGCTTAACAGGCGGCTTGAAGCTTTAAGGTCTGTTGAAGAGGATATCAACAGAGCAAGAGCCAATGGAAATATTGACGAAAGCGAATACAGAGCTTATCGGAGAGAGATAGAGCAGACGGAAAACGCTCTTCAAAATCTGAGAGAACAGCAGAGAGATATCGGAGCGAACGCAGGCAAGGACTATGACAAGGTAGTTTCTGCACTGCAGAACGTTGAAAAGGTCGCTCTTGCTACAACAGGCGCTGTTGCGGCGGCTCTCGGAAAGCTTTCAAGCGATGCTCTCAGCGCCTATTCTCAATATGAGCAGCTTGTAGGCGGCATTGAAACACTTTTTGCGGGAGCAGAGGATATTGTCCTTGAAAATGCGGAAAATGCTTTCAAGACAGCAGGCGTATCCGCAAATAACTATATGCAGACGGTCACAAGCTTTTCGGCAACACTTCTGCAGGGACTTGACGGTGATACCGAAAAAGCAGCAAGGATAGCAGATCAGGCACTTATTGATATGTCAGATAACGCCAACAAAATGGGAACTGCTATGGGGTCAATACAGTACGCTTATCAGGGCTTTGCAAAGCAGAACTATACTATGCTTGACAACTTAAAGCTCGGATATGGCGGCTCACAGGCGGAAATGGCAAGACTTATCAATGATTCGGGTGTTCTGAACGGCGAGATAATTGCTACTGCCGAAAACGTAAAGCAGATACCTTTTGATAAGATAATCGAAGCTATTCATGTAATACAGACAAATCTCGGCATCACAGGCACTACAGCTCTTGAGGCTGAGACAACTCTTGAAGGCTCAATGAATAAGCTCAAAGCCTCATGGGAAAATGCTCTTGTGGATATTGCAAGACCGCTTGATGATTTTGCACAGGACGGGCTTACCGTCCTCAATGACAACGTTGACGAAATAAAGGAAGCCCTTGTTGATACCATGGAGGAAATAAAGCCTCTGCTTGATGAGGGGCTTGAAAAGGCTAAGAACTGGATAGAAAGCGGAGGACTGAAAGAGCTTTCGGAAAACATAGTAGGCACTGTTGAATTTATCATCAATAACAAGGAAACGCTGCTTGGCATTTTTGCGGCGCTGGAGCTGGCTCTCGGCGCTGAGAGGATAAGCAAGGCTGTCAGCGGAC